TGATAAGCAGTTTCAAAACAGGTACTTACAGTCTTACCAATACGATTGGCAGCCAAGATACCTCTACGAGGACTTGAACCTGTTTTGAAGAACTCCAACTGATGATTAAAGGGTCTGAAGTAGGCCAGTTGATTGTACTGCATGTCATCAGCAACTGCCAGGGCAAGTTCTTGAAACTTCAGCTGTGTCTGAGTATCAAACAGGCTTAGACTACTGGGTAAAAGATTGTGGCGATCACAGACATAGTGTACTGCACGACGCATCAACACATTGCTGTCAATCATTCTGTGTCTTCTATGCTGGACCTAATTAGATATATGTAGTACATGGAGATTGAGAGTTCTTGTATTTCATGTGGCATGAGTTTCCAAGTCTCAGGATCATTGACCACAACTCCATCACGCTTGTCAAGTCCAGCCTGCAAGCGTTCTGATATCAATCTTAGGCAGTGTTCAAGTTGTCCAGGAAACTTCTCGTGGAATGCTTCCCTGTTGGCTTGATTGACTTTTTGCAGGATCTTGATGTCCTGCACTTGACGCTCTTGGTCTGGAGTCATATCAAGTTAACCAAGGATTTTCAATGCTGTCCTGATTGAAGGTAGTGAGATTTCTATCAATCCAAATACTCCAAACACTCTTGTCACGATTCACACGCTTGCTTTCCATGAGTGTGCGTAGTCGTTGACCCATCTTGGTGTATTGACCTGTGCCCAATCTCACTGCTTGCTCTCCAGTACGGGGATCAATCCAAATATACTTTTCAGGACGACTGCGACCATACTTGTCCATCTTTTCACCATGTGCGTGCTTTTCTAAGGGTCCTTGTATTTCATATGAGATACTGCCATCACTGTAGGTTTTGAACATACAGATAACCTTGGCGTCTAGGGCTCGCATGTTTTGATCAGGATGAGGTACAGTAAAGTCATGAAACACATTCAAAGGTGCTTCATTGGGCAAGCGTGGATCACGGGCAGGGATAGGTTTGATTGGATCCTCTGGAATCAACTCTGTGTTGTCCACATAGGGATTGGCACCTGTAATATACTGTGGATCAATGTCAGCACCATTTAACACTAGCATGGCTAATTCATATTTGGTCTCAGGATCAATACCTTTTAACTTAAGGCTAACATTGGTCTCATCAAATACAAATTGTTCTAGTTCTTTGGCAGTGGGGAAATCAGCTTTGAGTCCTGCAATAGAGAACTTGCGTGATGCTCTAGGTGGTTTGAGATCTTCAATAGAGTTGATCTCAATTTGCTCTAAGTCCAGGGCTTGGACTTCTTCTGTGCTTAGTGTGGTGTCTGCTTCCTCTGTGGTGTTGTTCCAAGGGTCAGGCATGGGGGTAGTGGTTTTCTTCATAATATTTCCTTATCAATTCTATATGTTAGGAGTAGGGAGACTCCTGGCTCTATAACACTGGGTTATTTTTTACGCTTGGCAGTACCTTGATACTTGATCTCACCATCAAGATCAGGAATCTTATTCCAGTATGAAGTCTCTTCTTCTTTGTACTTGCCTGCTTGTGTAAAGGCAGCATTGATCTCTCCAGCTAGACCAGAGCGTTCTTTCTTGGCTTCTTTGAATGCCGCACGCTTACCTGCGTGTGATTCTTCATTGCCTGTGCGTTTGGGTTCGTAATTTTTTGTGGCCATGACCATTTCCTTTATTTCTTTTTCAAGCCTTTAAGTGTCTCAGCTAATCTAGCACGCTGTCCTAGTTTGCCTGGAGCTTTGGCTGCTTTGGCTAATTTCTTAGGGGGAATCTTTTCACCCTTCTTAACACCTAGTTCTTTCTTTAATGCACCAGGCTTTTTAATAGCCCCTTGTATCCATTTCTCACTCATGATAGTTCCTTAAGCGTAGGTTTCATAACTGTCACTTTTGCTGTCATAGATTTCATAACCATTAGGATGAATAACTTTGACATGATGATCTTTGATTTCTTTGGCAGCTGCCACAGCTTGTTCTCTGCTGTGCCAATGAGTAACTTCACTGCCTAGGACATCATTGATCCATTTAATAATTCTAACTTTATACATTAAGATTGAATAGGAGTAATGTAGATCAAGTTAGCAGTGCTGGTATTGCTGATAGCACTGAGATAGATCGTAGTAACAAATTGATTAGCACCTATTGCCAAGGCTGCGGGAATGTTAACTACTATATCATCTTGTGATCCAATTATAGGACCTAGTTGTGGAGATCCTACTGTGGCAAATGTTGCTGTGGTAACAGTTGTAGGATCAAATCTTAACTGTACAGGACTGTTGCCAGTGTTGGTAACATAGTAACTGCGAACAGGTACTATGCTGGTCACAGTTGATGAAGTGCTGGCATTGGCCACACTCATTGCCACTGTAGATCCTGCTGGAGTAATTGATAATGTATTTGGCATTATTTTAGATTCCCAGTTCTGTTACGGCTGGCACCAACATTGATCTTATCTGGATTACCAACATAGTTCTGACCTTCTTCAGGTGTCCACTTACGCTTGCCAGACTCAACATTGTGAGGACCTTTGGCTGTTGATGGACCAGCTGTTTTTTCTGTGTCATTGCCCTTGCGAATTGGCATTTGACGCTCTTGAATCTTATCAGGATTGGCAAAACCCTTGCCATGATGATTACCAGCGTACTTGGTGCTTTGCTTGTGATCCATGCTATCAGAAGTAGGTACTTCAATGGTACCATCCATCTTGTGTGCTTTGTATTGTGGCATAATATTAACCTCTCTCTTTGCTCATCTTCACTGCGGGGTGATGATCTTCATGTTCTTTACGCTCACCATGACCTGCTTTCAATGTTTGGTTGTGTGGTCCCTTGTAAAAGCCAGCGTGCTTCTCAGTTTCCTTAGACTCTACCATCTTGGGCTCTTTGTGCTCCATTAGGTCCTTACCATCTTTTTTTGATTTGGGCATGGTCTCACCAACTTGTTTCATCATTTTCATTTTATTTTTTTCCCTTGGTTGCCATCTTGGCTTTTTCCATATGCATCTTCATTTTAGCTTTGTGATGCTCTATGGCGTCCTTGTGAGCCATAGCATGACCTTTGTGCTCTGCGGCACGCTTTTCAGCATAGGCAATTGCCACTGCTTGTTTTTGCGGTTTACCCGCGGCTTCTTCACGCTTGATGTTTTCACCAAATGCTTTTTTGCTTGTAGATTTAATTAGTGGCATTGTCTTTGTCCTCATTGTTATTTATGTTAATAGCAGATTTCAGTGCGGCTTCAAAGGCTAATAGCTTGTTTTTGACTATATCAGAATTGTCTTCAACTTCAACATCCAGCATTGTAGTAGCAACCTTGTCTATGATGATCTTTTCATAGACACTGCGAAGTTTGGTATCTGCATTGAGAATACTGTCGCGATAGCCTTCCATCAGTGCAGTGGCAAAAGGTTTGCCAACCACCTTGGTGCATTCTTCTAATAAATCTTTGGCGGTGAGTTTGTTGGTAGTGCCCTTGGGACGACCAGCTCCAGCTCGTGCCCCACCATGAGGAGGGTTAATTTCTTTTTCAAGTTCCATATTTCTATTTATACATTTTGTCTATAATGACTAAATAACATTATGAAGATCATCAAATACCCCACACCACAAGACTACCACAGTATCATTGCCCAGTCAGCAAATTTAGCCATTAACAGAACTGATGAAGATGAAGATCAACTATGGAGCATGGAACACACTGAGGGTTATACCATAGGCACACAGGGTGATCTCAGTCATATACTCAGCAATCCGCAGGGTATACCTGTAGGGCTAGTGGATCGTGGTGGAGAAGCAACTTATCTAGGTCCTGGCATTATTGCTGTACATACACTGATTGGATTTAGAGATAAGTCCTATAGTGTCTCAGAGTTTATTCGTCGTTTGGAATCAGCAGTTATTGCTACATTGGCTAGTATGAACATCACTGGCACAACGGATCCTGCAAATCCTGGTGTGTATGTTAATGGTAAGAAGATTGCCAGTGTGGGTTTGGCCTGTGTTAATCGCACTGTTTATCATGGCATTGCTCTGTACTACAACATGGACAAGTCAGCATTTGCCAATATACTTGTATGTGGACAAGAGGGGTTGTCTGTAACTGATATTGTAGAGTGTGGTGGTTCAATGTCACAAGGGGAAGTAGAAGACCTACTCCTCGCCAACATCACCAGTCAATTGGTTTAATTTACTTGGCGGTATTCTTTTAGTAACTCTAGATCCATCAAACACCACTTGGCGACAGGTTAAACAATGATGTTTCAAATATACTTCATCCCTGTATTGGTGCACTCTAGTCACTGTACAGGGATTTTTTACCACTCGTAGACAATGTGTGCACAGTGCTGTGGTAGGTTTGAGTATGGGTTGATCAAACAAATATCGTTTGATAAAAGGTTTAATCAGTTGTTCAAAGAGGGTTGGATCCATCCCATATTTAAGAATCTATGGGATGGGCGGAATTTATTATTCTGCTATATCTTTAATAAAATATCTCGCTTTATATTTTAGAGGAGTTGAATCCCAATACACATCAGTATCAGAACAATAATTCCAATAATGAAAAATACCTAATTTAGGATCTTCTTGATCTATAACCAAATAACCCTGAACAACATCTAAATTTCCAAATTCAGCCAA